CGAGGCAGGTGAAGAGGCCCGACAACGCGAGGGCCTTTGCCCCCACGGATACTCCGACCGGCGGACCTGCCCCACGTGCCACCACTTCGACGAGATCGCGCTCCGCGAGCGCTACAGCATTCAATCCGCGCCCGAGGGCGACCAATGACCCGCATCCTCAGCGCCATAGGCGCGACCCTCATTGCCACAACTACTGTGGCAATGGCCCAGAACTGCACCTCGACCGTGCTCGGCAACACCATCTACACTAATTGCCAAGAGCGATCCGGAAGCGGGTCCGGGACAAAGCCCATGCCAAACGTCAACTTCAATTGGCTGGGAGACATCGGTCGCCGCGCTCGCGAGGAGCGAGAACACGTGGCCCGGGAACGGGCCAAGCGATAAAGCCTTACCTGTCCGTTTCGGACATTGCAACACATTGGCCTTCGGCCACGGAGTCAACCCCTACCATGCCCCTTTCTTCTAAGCACATGGCCGAACTCGAACGCGAACTCGGCCGCGACATCTTCAAGGCTATCGACACCTATCGCAACCGCCTCATCATTGAAGGCGAGCCCGACCCAGAGGAGGGCTACATCTCGACCATGTCCGTGCTTATCCAGACTATAGCTGCGGGCGGCATAGCCCTCGACGTGCCCGAGTCGATCATACACGAGATGATTAACATGGCCTACACCCAGGTAGCCAAAGAGGCCCCTGCCATTCGAGAGCGTATCGTGCGCTCTCGCACGAGCACGAAATCCCATGATTAAACTCCGCATCCTTGTCGGCGGGAAGGTGCGCTTAGAATGGCGCACCTCGCCCGGGCGCTTCCGCGCCACACTCGACCTAATCCGCCTCGAACTCGACCGCATCTCGCCCGCTCGGGCGATCGTCGTGGTGGCGGACTACGGTGACATAGCCGCGATAGTCTATAGAAGGGAGCCCATCCGTGGACGCACTCTATCTCATACTGCATAAAGTCCACGGGGAACCTGCGTTCGACGTGGCGAGCCGCTTGTCGATCGGCGAGGAACTCGCCTGGATCATTCCGACCTCGGGCCACCGGGCCTATCCCTGGCGCCACTGGCGCCTCGAGGACTTGGCCGACATCTCCGACATCACTTCAAGCGGAACGCACGACCAGCCCTGGACACACGACGGCGACCTACCGCCCGACTGGCCGGACCACTACCAGGCAAGCCCCGCCCCCATCTCTTCTAGAGCGCGGCCCGTTCGGGTCAGGGCCCGGGCCACTGCGGCCGACGACGTTTCGGCCCTATTCGGAGGAGGATCCAGTGAATAAGCTCTACCGCACCTATCTCTTCAAGGACAAGGACCCAGTTATCGACATCGCACGCACTTGCGTGCAGATCTTCGCCGTTACCAACAATATCTCCTTCGGTCGAGCACTCTCCGTGCTCGAGAAGGCCTCGGGCGTGAGCCGGAAAACTATGGAAAACTGGTTCGGGGGACCCACGGTCAGCCCGCGCTTTTGCTGCGTCGCCGCAGTTGTGCGCGCGACTGGCGAGGAAATCCGGGTCGGCAAAAACCCTGTCGGTCGCACTCGCCATCTCGTTGCGGTGGCCTGACCACATGACCGATTTCGAGGCCAGAGACCTAATCATGGCTCTGATCCGGGACACCGAGCATCCGATGTCCCCTATCATAGTCCGTGACGTCCACGACGCGGTGCGTCGTCTCAACGAGCTGATGATTATCGCGGGCGCGGACCCAGATGGAGTCCATCGCTGCGCCAACTTACTTCTAGCTGCTGTTCCACCAGATGAAAAGGAGACCCTTCCAATTACCCGCGAGTGGATTGTAGCACTCGGGGCCATGCTAAGTACCTCAATCGAGGGCTATCTTAACCAACTACTGGCAACAAAAAATGAAGCGGATTGAAGATATCCTAGAATACAACCCTGAAACAGGTGTATTCAAGTGGAAATCTGGTCCTTTGGTCAATAGGCCAGTAGGAACTATGGACAGAGGTTATCTTAGGATCACTGTCAACGGGATAAAATACAAAGCTAGTAGATTGGCTTGGTACCTATACTATGGGGTGTGGCCTGGAGAGATTGACCACATCAATAGGCAGAAGGATGATGATAGAATAGCTAATCTTAGAGATGTGTCGCGGTCTGAGAACCAAATTAACACTCCAGCTAGAACTTCCTCTGGAGAGAAAGGAGTCTATTACAGATGGAATGTAAGGAAGTGGGTCGTCTACGTTAGACGGGGCTACAGACTTCGCTATCTCGGCGGCTTTCCCTCTAGAGAAGAGGCGATAAGAGCCAGAGATAAATATTTAACGAGTGGCAACAAAAGGTGACCACTATGACATACACTCTCACCGTCTCCGGGCGGGAACTTGAAGCAACTGAGGAACAGGCTGCCATCATCGACTACGCCTTGGGGAACCAAGGGGTTCCCCAAAACCTGCTTATCAATGCGCTCGCGGGCGCGGCCAAGACCTCTACCCTCCGCTTCCTGTGCAAGTACATGCCCCTCGTGCCCACCCTCTCGTTAGCGTTCAACAAGCGCATCGCGGACGAGATGTCCAAAGTTTTGCCCGGGCACGTGCGCTGCGCCACTATGAACTCGATCGGGCACCGAGTCTGGGGCTCGGCCGTGGGCAAGCGGCTCGTGCTCGACACACGGAAGAACTTCAATCTAGTTAAAGAGGGCATCGAGAAACTCTCTCGTCTAGAGAAGCAGTACGCCTTCGAGGACTTCGGCGAGATCATGAAAACAATCTCGCGCGCGAAGCTCAATGGCTACATCCCGACCGGAGCGGCAACCGGGCGGTCCCTCTTGACCGCCGATGAGTTCTTCGGGGGTCTCGACGAGGAGCCCGAGGGCTGGTTCATGGAGTTGGTCAACAACGCCCTCTTAGCTAGCATCAAACAGGCCTACGCCGGGCTCATAGATTTCGACGACCAGATCTACATGCCCACCCTCTTCGGGGGCTCGTTTCCCCAGCACCCCCGCGTACTCGCGGACGAGGCCCAGGACTTTAGTAGGCTAAACCATGTGATGCTGGAGAAACTCGTCCCAAAAGAGTCCTGGCTCTGTGCAGTAGGTGACCCGTGGCAATCTATCTATGCTTTCCGGGGCGCGGACTCCAACAGCATGACATGGCTGAGAGACAGGTTCTCGATGCACGAGATGACACTCTCCGTCTCGTTCCGCTGCGCACAGTCCATTGTGCGCAACGCGCACTCGCGCGTTCCCCACATGCGCTGGCCTTCTTGGGCCGCCGAGGGCGAAGTCACCACGCTTACTGAGTGGGATGCTACGTCCATCCCTGACAACGCAGCAGTGATTTGCCGCAACAACGCCCCACTCTTATCGTGCGCCCTCATCCTTTTGAGGGCGGCGCGCGGCGTCCACCTCGTAGGAACTGACCTGGGTCCACAACTTGTGAAGGCCCTCAAGAAACTCGGTACACCCGAGATGGAGCAGGCTGATGTCTTCGCGGCAATCGACTCGTGGGAACAAGAGAAACTCCGCAAAGCCCGAAACGCGGGAGTTGTCGCGGATAAGGCTGAGTGTTTACGTGTTTTCGCAGGTTTCGGGCCTACTCTCGGCGCAGCTATTGCATACTGCGAGCATCTCTTTGCGTCAAAAGGACCCATACAACTTCTCTCAGGACATAAAAGCAAAGGACTTGAATGGTCGGTTGTCTATCATCTGGACCCCCAGCGATGTCCCAGCCCCTGGGCTAAAGACGGAGAGTCTCTCGAACAAGAACTCAACGTCAAGTATGTTATCGAAACGCGAGCGAAAGAGAAGCTCTTCTTTGTCAGACTAGAGGACTTCAATGGAGGCAATCACGATGACTAAGAAACCAGACTTCCTACGTGGGGGCACCTTGCCCCCACCGGGCGAGGTGGAGTGGAAGCTTCTCCACCCCAAGATGACGCTGGAGCACCTGGGCTACATCCCAGGCTGGCTGCGGGTCGAAGACCCGCGCTCCGCGCGCGAGCAGATCGACGCGGGCTACGCTTTCGGGGGGTTCCAGCCTTTTGAGGGCTTCCGCCTCGGCGGAGACAACAGCCTCTCTTACCCCGGTGACCCGCCCATGCGGCCCTTGGCCGAGGCGCGCCTCCGTGACGAACTCGTCGTGTTCTATCCTCACTCTTGGGTGGCCATTATTCAGCCCGACCGCATCTTTGTGGTCGCGAGGATCGACTGATGGGAGGCTTCAATAAAAGCTCCAAGGCCTTTGGAGACGTCCAAGAACTTTTGGAGCGCGCCCTCCGCGCTCCAAAGGGTATTCGTATCCCTTGCTCTAGTAGGTCCGCGGCAATCACACTGCGCGCCCGCGCTAACTATCTTAGAAAGATCGACCGCGCCCTCAACAGAGACATCCACCCCGACAAGAGCCACCCGATGCACGGCAACTCCCTGTTCGATACTCTCGTGCTGCGCATCCCCGCCAAGGGCTCGCCCGAGGAGAACGTCCTCTACATCGAGCCGCGCCTCGTAGACAACTTCGTAGTGGAGGAGATCACCTAGAAAATAATTATGGAGTCTGTGTCGATTTCGGTTGACACGGCGGGAGATATGTGCAATCATCCCGATATGGCCCGCTCGTTATGGGTCACTTGTTCCAAAACGGGGCCAGCGGCCCGCAACAAGGAGGACTATCTACCATGGCTAACGGTTACGAAGAGATCACGATCCAGGGCAAGACCTTCAAGGTCCCAGTGCGGTACTCCGCTGGGCACCAGCTCACCGAGGGCGAGGCGGGCGCACTTAACCAGACCTACCACGAGAACCTTCGCAATAACTTCGCCAAGAAGGTGAACGAGGGCGACGAGGCGGGCATCACCCAGGAAGTCCTCCAGCAACAGCTCGATGACTACGCCAACGACTACCAGTTCGGCGTTCGCACTGGCGGCGGCGGGTTCCGAGGCGACCCGGTTATGACCCTCGCCATGAACATCGCCCGCGAGATGGTCCGTCAGGCCATCAAGTCCAAGAACCTCGATCAGGAGCAGTGGCCAGCGCAGCGCGTTTCTGCGGCCGCGAAGCAACTTATCGACTCGCAGGGCGAGAATGGCAAGATCGTCGCGACCGCCCGCGCTCAGGTCGAGGCCGAGAAGGCTGCGGCCAAGGAGGCAATGCAGGCGGTGAGCGAGATGCTTGACGCTTCTGCGCAAGCGGCCCAATAAGGCCAAGGCCTAGAGTTCACGCAGCAGTATTGTCACACCGACCGCTGCGTGTCGGGAGGCTCCGGGGTTTGTCTTAGCGTCCCCGGAGCCAACCTCGCTAAAGCGGAGGCCAAATGACCGCGATCCAGATAGCACTCGAAACCCTCAATCGAGAGAAGGGCAAGCTAGCGGCCGAGATTGAGATGCTGCGGGCGGCTGACAAAGTTCGCGTGACAGTCCACGAGGCTGAAATCCGGCGTCTCGCTATCGAATGCGGGAAGGTCAAGGACGAGATCGAGCGGCTGCGAACTGCACCGTGGGTTTTTCGCTGCTCATGTCAGATAGCGGATGTGATAGCGCCCGACTGTGCGGCTAGAGGGTGGTGTAAAGAGCGCCGCGCCCTGGAGACCAAGCCATGACCGCGGAGCGGTTGCCCGTTCTTCACCACTGGTATGCAGCTTTGTCGTCAGAGCACGGAATAGAACTCGCGTGCTCTGACGCGGAGGCTGTGAGGCAGCGACTCTACGCTGCCCGCCGCGAGGCCAAAGACGAGGACTTGGAACAGATCGGCATCGCCATTAGCCCATTTGACCCGACCCGGCTATGGCTCGTCAGGAAGAAGAAAGATGCGAAAACTTAGGCGCTCTGGTCTTATTAGAGATCCTAAAGAGGTAGTAGAGTGGCTCAAACAAAGGGCCACTAGGAAGGGTGACTGTTTAATAACACATCTCGGTAGAGCGAAAGGATATCCAGCAACGGCGGTAGCTGGTGAAGATTGGGAGGTTCATCGCCTTGTTTTTACTGTAGAGAAAGGCCCTATTCCAGAGGGGTTGTCTGTTTTACACTCATGCGATAACAAACGCTGTATTGAAGCAGCCCATCTCAGAGTTGGGACACAGGCAGATAATCTAAAGGATATGGCCAAGCGCTACAGAGGTAGATGTTCTGACTGGTATAACTACCAGCTTAAGCAGAAGTGGAGATCAGTATGAGACGCCGAGAGGACAGAGCTATCGTCAAGCATACTTTGAATTTGTATGCAGGTGACTACGCCAAACTGCAATCACTCTATTCATCCCGCGTGGGCGCAGCTAAAATAATTCGGGATATCATCCACGCTCACATCCGTAAGATTGAAGAGGACGCCGCACAGAAAATTCCCCTAATCGGTGACCTCGATATGAATCTCGTGCCAGAGGAGGACGCCCCGAATGTCTGAGATATCTGAGCTATTCGACCGCGATCCGCTCAAGTTGAGCGAGCAGGATATCGGGACCATAGTGGCCCGAATGCGCGAGGCCCAGGCCCAGTACGAGCTGGGCATCAAGGCCCCTGTAGCGCCCAAGCCCAAGAGCGCCAAGGCGGTCAAAGCTACGAAGGATCTCCTCAGTGATTTGGGCCTCGGGGGCGATAACCCCCTGGACGAGCTGGGGTTGAAGTGATGCAAAAACCACACAGTATAACCTCTCCGCAGGCGGAAAGTGGTCAAAGCCTGGCTCTAGGGAAGGCCGTTCCAAGCCCGTTTCTTCCTGACAGTAATATTCAATTTGCTTGGGACTCGACGTCCATGGGCTGGCTCAAAGAGTGCCCGAGGAAGTACTACTATCATATGATCCGGGGTTTCGTAGGCCGGGGCGAAGCTATACACTTGGAGTATGGCATCCTCTACCACAATGCCCTCGAAGAGTACGAAATGCTCAAGTTTAACGGGCTCGACCATGACCAAGCGGTCGAGGCCACGGTACGAAGCATCCTACTCCAGACGTGGCGCGACGGTAAACCCTGGCGTGGGAGCGCGGACCTCCCGCCGGATGACAAAGTCAGTTTGAAAAACCGCGAAAACCTGATCCGAACTATCGTGTGGTATCTCTCTAAATTCAAGGATGACCCTGCGCAGACGCGCAAAGACCCAAACACTGGACGTCCGATGGTCGAATTACACTTCCAGTTCGAGATAGAGGACGGATACAGTCTGTGCGGTTATCTCGATCGCGTGGTCGAGTTCCAAGAACAACCCTTCGTAATGGACAGAAAAACCACCACGAGCACCTTGGGCAGCTACTATTTCGATCAGTACGATCCCGACAACCAAATGAGCTTTTACTCCTTCGCTTCTAGGGTCGCTTTTAAGACCCCTGTGAAAGGGGTTATTGTGGACGCTGCACAGATCGCGGTCGGTTTCTCTCGCTTTGTGCGCAGTTTTGTCTTCAAAACGAACGACCAACTCGATGAGTGGTATCGCGATCTCAAAATCTTTCTTAGGCAGGCCCGTGACTACGCGCAGGCGGGATACTGGCCCCAGAATGACAAAAGTTGCCATAAGTACGGCGGGTGTATCTTCCGAGGGATTTGCTCTAAATCCCCTTCGGTTCGCGATAAGTTCCTAGAGAGTGACTTTGAGGTGAGGGAATGGAATCCGCTTATTCCAAGAGCATGATGCGCGGTCGGCGCAGGGCCAAGATCGTGCAGGTCATCGTAGAGGTATGTCTGATCGCCTCTATTATCATCGTGGTCCTGTCTTTGATGGCCTGTCAGGCCCCACTGAGGGTCATGCCATGAGCAGCGTCATCCTTGAGTTCGACCTGCCCCGCGAAGACGTTCGACTGCACGAGGATCGGGTCACGGTCGAGTTGGGTAACGGCGTCCGCTTGACCACGGGTATACCGACCTGGGTCAAAGGAATAAACGCAGCGAAGCTCCAGATAGTACTAGACATAGAGGGAGGGCCACCGGATGCCAATACTGAGCAACCACCAAAGCTCTGAGTTCACCAAGCTCTTGCTTATGGGTGACTCGAAGTCAGGTAAGACCGGGAGCCTTGCTCCGCTAACGCGGAAGTACAAGCTTCGCATTCTCGACTACGACAACGGCCTGGATGCGCTCGCGCAAGTGGTCAAGCGGGATAACCCCAAGGATCTGGAGAACATCGAGTTCCGCACGCTCCGCGACCAGATGGTTGCTACGCCCATTGGGCCAGTGGTCAAGGGCACCGCGACCGCGTTTATCGACGGGCTGAAGATGCTCGACGCATGGAAGTATGGCACCACGGACCTGGGTAACCCTGCGGAGTGGGGGAAGGATTGTATCCTTGTCCTCGACTCTTTGACCTTCATGTCCGACGCCGCGTTTCACTTCCGCGAACCGCTCGTAGCGAAGTCCAAGGATGGAAAGTATGATGTTCGAGCGGTCTATAAAGACTCCCAGGATGCAATTGAAGCTGTCCTTGCACTCCTCACCTCGGAGTCATTCCGAACTAATGTCATTGTTATATCTCACGTCCGCTACGTTGACAACCCAGACGGGACTAAGAAAGGTTATCCCACTGCCGTCGGCTCGGCTCTTTCTCCGCAAATTCCCCGGTACTTTAATAGTGTGGCATTGGCCCAGACCGCGGCGGGTAAAAGAACTATACAAACGGCGCCGACAGCAATGATAGACCTAGCCAATCCCGCGTCGTTCAGGATGCTGCCCACGCTGCCGATCGAGACCGGACTCGGCACGTTCTTTGAGACATTACGGTCGTAGGAGGAGGACTACGGTGAACGGAGAGAGACGAAAAAAGCTCGAGAGAGCACTTGAACTGATCGGCGAGGCTAAGTCGATCGTCGAGGAAATCAAGGGCGAAGAAGAGGAGTCCTTCGAGGCCATGCCAGAGTCTATGCAATCTGGAGAGAAGGGCGAGAAGGCTACCGCAGGGATCGACGCACTGGGCGAGGCAATGGATTCCCTGGATAGCGCGATCGACCTGATCGACACGGCAAAGGAGTGAGCCATGGCCTTGAACGAGGCGACATTCGGTTACTTGAACCCAACCGAGGACCAAAAATACGACATGGCTGCCTGTCGGAATGCCGC